TAGAGCTGCATCAATTTGTAATTATCTTCTATCACATCTTTGTTCTCTAAAATAGATGTATGAACTTTAAGTTTTTTATCTACTTCTAGGCATTGATTGTATATGTCATTAAAAGTAAAAGACTTTTCTTCTATTAAAAAAGTGAATCTTTTTGCTACCGTAGCAAGGCCCACTCCCTTAACACCTTTTATATTATCACTAGCATCGCCTACCATTGCTCTAGCCAGGGCAAAATTAGTAGGATGAATTCCGTAAGTATCAATAATTCTTAGTTTATTTAAAACTTCTTTTTGTGCAGCTCGATACAAAATCACATCATCATTGCATAACTGAATAAAGTCTCTATCTGATGATACGATAATCTTTTGCCAACCAGAAAATACCGGAGACTGCACAACACAACTTACAACATCATCTGCTTCTACTTCTGGAAACAATAGTTGAATAACAGGCATGTAGTTCAGCATTTCGGCCAGCTCAGTTTGTTGCCATATTCTGTTTTCTAGTTCCTGCTCCTCAGACAAAACATGAATGTTTCTGTTAAGCGTCAAAGGTCGGCGACCAGACTTATAATTACTATTTTTAATTCTTCTCTTTGCACTGCCGCCGGGACCATCCCAGCAAATAACAATTCTATTTGGCTTAGTCTCTCTGCATAGTTTTTGCAGTATCTTTATAAAACCCTTAATTCCTCCAATTGGATCCCCACCCATAGAGACAGAGGGGTCCATTATATATGCTCTTACGAATGCATTAAGAGCATCAACTACCAATACTCTTTTTGTCATAGCTTCAAAGAACCCACCTCTTCGTCGTTTATAGTATAGATAACCTTCTTTATGCCTACGTGCCTCATGGCTGACTCACACATTGAACAAGGCTTAGACATTCTAAGGTCTCCCTTCTTTCCAATTCTAGCCACATAAACAGTAGCTCCTTGTGTGATCGATCTATCAACACCAAGAATGCACCCTAGCTCTGCATGGTGGGTCGCATATCCACAATCACGATGACGGAATCTTTGACCCCAGACCTTATAACTATTTTTGTTTGAGGATGTGTTTAGAACACGGTTGCCTTTCACTAGCACCGCACCATGGCGATATTCATGAAAGTCAGACTGATATGCAACCCTCTTTGCCAGGCTAATATGCCGCTTTGTTCTTCCGGTAATAAGCATAACCCCTCCTCGATATAAAGCAAATATATATCAAGGAGGGGCCAAAGTCAACGCTTTTTTAGTCTACTCTTCGGGATCAATATTATAGTAGTCCTCAGCGTTTCCTTCGCGTTTTTCAAAGTTAAAAATAACTTCTTCATCCATGATGTCATATACCCTCTGCCTAAAGGCATCCGATTCCATCATTTCCATCCACTTAGAGGACTGGAATTTTTGCTTTTCCCCGTCTCCCATATCAAGATCATACCAGGCACCTCGCTGGTCAAGATATTTAGAAGATTTAATAGCTTCAAAAAGACTCTCATCATCTTGAATGCCAATCTCATTACCCCAGAGAATCTTGAAAGTACATTGCCTTCCTTGGGTTCCAAATCTTGACTTTTCTAGCTTAACCTTTACTTCTGATCCAACTCGGAATCCATTCTCATCCATAACAAAGCTATTCTTTGCCTTTCTCCTAGTTAGCCAAATCCTTAGAGAATAAGCATAGATCATTGACTTACCACCTGGGGTAACATACGGCGTAGTTAATGCTTCAGCCGCAACTCTAGTGATATTTGACTTTAGCTGGTTAAGAACAAGAAATGTTGATTTAGAATTAGCAATCGGTTGAGTGAGTTTTGCCATTCCCTTTGAAAGAATACGTGCCTTCATCGCCATGGATGATTGAGGATTAAAATCTCCCTCAATATCACTAATCGCTGGGGTTAGTGCTAAAGAATCCCAGATGAACAGCATTCGATTGTCGTTAGACGCCAAAAGTGTTTCGATAGTTTCTAGCACAAACTCTACAGATGACGCTTGAATGTACATCATCTTATCAAGATCGCAACCCGCTCGGACTAGGAACGTCGGATCGATGGCTGACTCAGAATCAAAATAAAATACATCGATTCCCATATTCTGCGCATTAGAAGCGATTTGTGCGGCCATATAAGACTTGCCAGTAGCTTCTAGACCGGCAATTTCTACAATCTTTCCAACAGGAATTCCAGCTAAACGACCTCGACAAACAATAGAATCAAGCCACCTAGAACCAGTTGGAATCCACTCCTCGACCTCCGTAGGGTTATCTTCATTTAAATTAAACGCGACTTCGCATCCAGCCTGCTTATTAATTAAAGCACGCATATCACTCATCGATAGTTTACCAGTAGTTACTTTTCTCGCTCTTGCCATTATTCCTCCAAGACAAGGGGCCCAAAGGGCCCCAAGTCAAATGTTTTGAACTATGCGTTCATTAGCTCTTTGAATGCCTGATCAACGGAATTTCCGCTATTGTTGTTATAGTGAACAGATTCCGAAGAAGAAGATTCTGCATCTACATCCTTAGACATAAATTCATCAAGAATTACCTGAACCTCTTGTGTCGACTTGCGCTCAAAAAGCTCTTCAACGTCAGGAATGGCATTTAGAGTTTCAGTAATTGTCTCTTCGCTTTCCATCATAGGAGATGTTCTACGACGAGGTTGCAGCTTTGTCTGTGGGAATGAGGCCCCAGGAGGCTTTCCATAGCTAAGCACAATATCGGTTCCCTCTTCTGGGTCGGTGATGTCACCGTAGTCAGGATTCAGGACAAGACTAAGAAGTGTCTCATAGGCCATCTTGCCATATCCCCACCAACGAGGACCCTCTTGCTCCTCTCCTCGAACCATCACTGGACTAAAGAAGCGTTGCCTAGCAAATAGGCTCTTTGCCATCTTCTTGGAGGCTTCGTCGTTATTGTTCGACCCCTCTCGCCACAGATTAGAGGCAAACTCGCAGATTGGACAATCATCACCATAGTTACGCTTTGGGCAAACAATTCCACCCTTAGCTACGTTATAGTGAAAATACACCTCCTTGAAAGGGTCTCCATCCTCTGTTGGGATGATTCTGATAGTCTGGTCGCCGTCCTCTGGTCGCCAGAAAGCACTCTTGCTTGAATCGCCACGGTTCTGTACTGCGGCAAGCTTCTCTCGCATCTTGTCTAGATTGATTCCCATTGTTTTCTCCTTGTATAGTAAATTGGGCAAATATCCCCAACCTCTGGTTATTTTATTATTGTACTGTAGATGAATATGCTACGCAATAAACATAGTCTTCATCGTATTGAGTAGAGTATATTCCATATGATACTTTGGTGTCAACAGAATTCTCTTTAACTTGAGAAATTATTTTCTTTCGAATGTCACTTGACTCTCGAAGTTTCTTCTCATTGATGGCGTAATAATACACCTTTTCCCTTATATTGTCAATAGGGAAAAATAGTTTTTCTTCGCCTGACTCAAAATCAACAAAGCCATACGTCGCTATCCTGCTGATTTCATGTGGGGGAGAAATATTATCCATTACACTATCAGAGTTTTCAAATACATTTATCATATGTGTTGTAGAGACTAGCAATGTGTTAAGTTTATCATAAAAACCGATAATAGGAGCATCTCCAATTACCTTTTCAAGCGACACGTTGTCAATTAAAAGTGTGCGTTCAAACACACCGGACCTAGCATACTCTTGGAAAACGTTGGATGTCAATCTTTGCTGCATTTTTCCAACCTCCCCAAGCAAGTCTGCATCTGAGTACACGCACATTAAATGCAATTTGCAGTGCTTAATATACTTTAGAATGCTTAGAGACGCCCCAGATATGAGGCCACTAGCCGATACAATAAACAATACATCTCCTGAGATATTTTTGAAAAACCTTTTTAAACTACCAACAGATTCCTCATATTCCTCTGGAGTTTTGCATTGTTTTACTCCATAGGTAGCTGGAGTCCTCTTCAGTCCACTGTCCATCTTGTATACTGCGTACTGGGGATAAGAGGAAAACTTATCTGCGATATTACACCCAGCTGCGCCGAGGCCTATGATGGTTTGCATTCTCTCATCTCTCCATAGCTCTTGCCGTATTTTACATTAACCTTAAACTTTCCTAAAGCAGTATTTGAAAACTGTTCAATAAAATCATTGATCAATTTACATTCAGAGTCGGTCACGTCTAGGACGACCTCATCATGCACACAGAAAGCAACAAAAGATTCTTTACTCTGTAGAAACTTATTTACCTTAATCATCTGTCGCAGAACTACGTCTGAGCATGTGCTTTGAATCAGATAGCTCATGGCGTGATATTCATCAGAAGGAATACTACGGTTAAACGGATTCTTTACGCTGTTGCCGCTAAAGTATTCATTAATAACCTTGCTTCTATTGTCACCGTACACCCTGTCTGAGAGGTGGTCCTTGGACTGCATATTGTATAGCCATGCAAAGAATCTTTCCTTCACCTCATCACGGGTGCCAACACCCCTATAGGCGTTCTCGCGATTCCACTCATGCACGTCCACTTCTGGCTGCTCTAACCCTGCCAAGGCCAAAAAGGTACGCAATTCAGCACCGTTAAAATCAAGGGACACAAACCAATCATTTGTGGGCTTAATAATTTTACGATATCTCTTATCCATCGTTAGGATAGGGAAGCTATCTCTCTTTGTTGTTAGGCGCCCCGTCTTGGTTCCAAAGATATTATAATCACACGATACTGAAGTGTGGTTTAACTTCTGTGCAAACTTTCTAGTTCGTGCCTCATGCATGAAATCTCTGAGTTCGGTAGTGTCAATGTTCAAATCGCGATACTTCATATTATGAAGGATTTTTGTTAGGTCTACCAAGAAGTCATAATTAGCAGGTTTGAAATAACTCGACAGAACGTATTTTGTAATGTCGTTTCGAACTTTACAATACTCCTTCAAGAACCTGTCGTGCACAAGGTCAAAAAAGCAATTTTTGTTTAGGTCAACCTTAGCAGCAGCAAAGGCCTTTAGGAAAGCCTTGAGCCTATCGTTGATAGAGGACCAAGTGTCTTCAAGATGTCGAGGGCACACTTCATCAAGCGACTTCTGCGCATACAGAAAAGCATACTCAATATCATCTCGATTTTCGAGAAACTGCGAGTAATTCCATGTAGAGGTTAGGTCGCCTGGTAGAGAGTCAAAGTGAAGCTCCCCATCAACAAATACTCCTACACACTCTGATTTGTTGTCTAGTGTTTGAAAAATCATTAATATGTTGGCTTAGTTTGGATTCCGGTATCATTTAGAAACTTTTTACTAAAGTTTTTAGAATATGATCCATTAAAGTTATCAAAACCAAAAATTGAATTATTTACATATTCCTGCATTTGCAAAGTCCCTTGTGCTGCCTGTATAGCTTTTGCATTTCTTTTAATTGTGCTTAAATTAGCCAAGCTTCCAGGATTACGCTGCTCAATATATCGAATATCAATATAGATGTCAACCCAATTTTTATTTGGATACTCCTCTAAGACTTGCTCAGCAGATATTGGCACACGGCAAACACTATGTCTAATCCCAAAATCATTAATTTTTATATTTTTAGGCTCAAGTCTTATCAGATTATTGTAAGCCCTTAAGGTTAAGGACTGTAAATTTTCTATATCTTTAGTGTGAGCTAGGAAATAACACCCATCTAATATTGAATTGTCAGATGAAAATCCATATAAAGATGCATATCTTAACATGGGTGGGCTAGCTATGTCAGCAATTAAAACCCATGGTACGTTTTTGTTAATTGAAAACCCATGCTTTTCAGCTATAATTTTATAAAATTTAAAATTTTTACTATTAATAAACTGTTCTTTTTGTGAATCGTTAGAAGCATCTAAATCTGCTATATGTATGGCTAGTCCAGAGTTTAAAGGCCCACAAAAGTTACTTGTAATAAAAGATGTATAAGTTATCGGCAAAGTTTTAGAAGATTGTAAGATAAAGGTATTAAAAAAATCTAAAAAAGAAGAAAAATTATATATTTGTTCTTTTCTTTTTTTTGATAAAAACTTATTAGTAAATAAATTAATTAATCTATTATTATATGTTCTATAACTTTTTACTGGATCGACAAAAGCACGGTGTGCAGTTACCTTGTAAAGATAGGGATCAGTATCATCGAGTTTTCCTGAAATAGCTGCTTTTTCAAATTCAAGCACAACTTTTTCAAAAGCATCCGCAACAAAATTTATTGCTCTTAACTGTTTTTTTGGTTTATTTCTTGATTTAATATTTTTCAAATAAGACGGGTTTAAAGATATTGCTTTATGGTCTTTTTTTATTCTGCCATACATAACCCTTTCTGAAAAACTAAAGTTTTTAAACGTGCCTTTGGGGCCACCCTCTGTTAGGGCCTGTGAGGCATATTTTAACCTTTCAAAAAATAACTTTTTTGTATTAAGATTGTTTTTTGCATTAAAGTTACTCAAAAGTAAACCTCCCTTTAGGCCATTTTTGTTATTAGAGATCTTATTTCTTTTCTCTGAACCCTGCACTCTTCATTTTGTGTTGGCTCCGCACTTGCATCTCCAGCAGCAGGATCCCCCAAGGATGTTCCAGCTGCTTCCCATATTGCAGTTAGTTCTGTTGTATACGTTCCCCTTTCAATGTATGATTGAACTTTAGTTATGACGTGGTATCCTCCAATTCCCAGTACACTGGCAGGGGATCTGCGCCCAGGCTGGGCGATTGGTGATCCAAAACTAGGAGAGAGTCCAATTGGGTTTAAGTAAATTTTCATTCCAGGGAAAAACATTGTAGTGCCGTAACACTGTACTTTTATATTGTATACGTTTGCGAGGACAGCTAGTCCTGTTATCTGACCAAGAAATTCTTGTTCTAGCCTGTTTTCTCTTAGAAACGGTATGTCAGTTTTTGTAAAATTGATTGTTTTTATTATTCCCTCTGGCTTACCAATACCAAAATGATATATCCCTCTTTCCTTGTCATTGTTTCGGTTTCCATCTAAAGGCGCCACAGCCCCATCATTTATTGCATATAGCAACATATAATCATAAGATTTTCTCCCCCGTTCGGGGGCTGACAGGACAGGCATTGAATTTGAATCCAAGGTGTCTAGGTCTACTCTTGTGTAAGTTGCTGATGTATCGGCTTCAACAAAGTTTGAATCTTGACTGCCACCCTCATTCGAAACAACTGCATTTCTAAGTGTGTATAGTTTCTCTTCATCGCCTCGATCGGTACCACCACCAGTAAAAAAGTTTGTCCTAAGCTTTAAATCTTGAGTTGCAAGGTTTCTCTCTCCGCCGCCGAGTCTCACAGAATTTGCTATTAAGTCGCTAGCAACCTCCCGAATAAACGACAAAACAGGATATATGGCCCTCTCTTGTCCTACAACTTTTGATATAAACCACTCAATAAAGTAATTTACTGATATAGGTATGTCTGCCAAGTTTATATCATATACTGTTTCCTGGGTATACTCTGGGGGGTCATCTTTAATTCTCTTATTTATATTGTAAGAAATTGGACCTAAAATTATTCTTGTATTTTCTTTTAGTTTGCTTTCTGACCCATAGCTACCTTGCACTGGGGGCATGTCTGAATGTACAACTTCTAAAGCGGCTTCTAATAAATCCCCAAAATACATAAATTGTAAATGATAATTATCGTCATCATTTCCATACTGAAGTTCCTTTAGCGATTCTAGTATTCCCGCACTCCCAGAGGCTATGATGTTTGCTCCACCTATATCCTGTCCGGTTCTTCTATCAATCTCTCTTCGTGAAGGGGGGTTTTCCACATTTGAATTCTCAGTAGGATCAAACTCTTGCACAGGCGATCTTAGCCCCAGTTCTTGTAGGGCTGGTTGTGCAAAAGCTGCTCTACCGTCAGAAAGATATGTATCCAACAGATCAGTGTTCATTTTTGTGTAGAATACCTTATCCTGGTCATATAACGTATTTAATATTCTTCCCCAACTTTCGAGATTTTGCCTTCTAACTGTTCTTTTGTACGCTTCCTGCAAGTCTGCTATATATTCTTGAGGACATCTTGATCTCTGCCTATCAGATAAGGTTTTTATATATCTAAGCCTGTCTCTTCTTCTTTCGGGAGTTGTCAAGATGTCCGAATCTGGACCCAGATATAACCCTTCCTGCCATGCAGTATACTCTATTGTCAGTGTCACGTTGCCTTGATCGTTTATTTGAATATCGTGGTCATATGCTGCTAGGTGTAAAATTATGGTTGAATTTTTAATTGCCTCCCTGGTCCCAGCACTTTGAAATGTGCTGGCATCTCCAGTACCATCTGGTAAATACCAGCCAGCCTCCACCTCAATTTTGTAATAGTTTGGATTCCATACAAAGCTCTTCTCCGGGTGGGCTATTCCAATATTAACCAAATCTACGTATCTATAGCTTAGCCTATTATCCCTATCACCATATGTCTCATTATTGTCAACGTACCTCGCTTGCCCTGTTGGAACATATCTGGTCCTGATCAATTCATCCATGCTTTGAAAGTATAATTCCAACCTTGCAAAAATATCTCTACGTGCCGCAAATGGGTCTCTACCCTCTAGTCTCCACTCAAAACTTTTAATACCTACGCCACGCCCTCTTTCAAAAGAACGCTCTAACATTGATTCTATTTCGGCCTCTCTTATAAAGCTGCTAAATGGTATCTCGTGTCTTATTTCTCTACCACTAAGATAATCTTCGCTTGGTAGGTAAGTTGATTTAAAAATTTTTATCTTTGGGACAAGCCCCGATAATTCAGAAGTTTTTATATTGTCCAAGCTCTCCATTGAAGGGTTGTACATCAACCTATTTACAATAGTGTCAGTCTGCCCATGGACCATAATAAAATGAGGCTCTCCACCATCACTAATGTGTTGAACAGCCCTTTTTTGATTCATTTCAGAATATTGGTCTAAAAAGTCTAATAAGAATGTTTGTTCAGCAAGCCGCCTTTGTTGTGCCCTTTCGGCAGGAGATTGTTCAGGTCCGTCGTCAAATTGGGCCTCTACTAGGTCCTCTAGTATATCTCTTGACCTTTCCACGACCCAATCTTCAGTCGCCTCTAATTCACCACGTAACACCTCCTCGGGCAACTGTATGTCGAAGCTACGTTCGCCCCGCACTTCCCTTATAGCTTGATCTCTTGATTCTATTATTAATTGTCTAAACCTGGAATCTTTATAAATTGTGGCTATTTTTTCAAGCAACGCTAGAGGCTCAATAGCAGGGGGCTCTACTGGTAGTATGTTATCTTGTGATTGGAGCACACTATAAACCCAGATCCACTGGTTTATATAAATATTTAATGCTATCTTTGCCTCATATGGGAGGGTTGCTAGCGTAGCAGAGGCTAACCTTCCTCCCCCAAAATCTTCTCCAAGACCCTCTTGAAGGAGCCTTTGCTGAGCTTCGTTGGAAGTTGGCAATCTTGTATCAACACCGAATGTTACAAGCCTGGCTGATAGGCTGCTTTTTGCTTCGGTTGTAAGCGTGTCCGTTGATCTTAAAAGCCCCTCGGCACTTTGATACATGTCACGCAAGGTCTGTCGATCTTGATCAGTTAAGGGCCTAGCTTGCAGGGGTGCATTTTGTGTATCTCTAGGGCTTGGTAGACCGCTCCTTATTGTATAGAAAACATACCCATTAATAATAACGGAACGAAGTTGTTGCACCATGTTTGCCATTGGGGCGTTAGCGGTATCAAACAAATCTACATATCTAAAAATTCGAGGTGGGACAGTTTCTAAATAAGCAGATGGCTCCCCTATCCACCTTGGATATTGGTTGGTCCTTACTTGATTATCAAACCAGTTATCAGCAGTGCGCAAAACATCAGATCTAATTTCCCTTAACTCATCCTGCACTTGCGATAAGCGCTCTTGTATGTTGCTTAAAAGATATTGTTCTCCATACCCAGAATCTATAATAAACTGTTCCTCGGTACGCCCCCCCACCCTTCCAGGAAGCGCACGCGAGGATGAATCATCACTATGGTCAGGTTCGTGAGCCACTCTACACGTACCTCAGCATTTCCAAGACCCTATCTAATGGAAGGGGTATGCGGATAATATCCCCCGCTCTACAATGCCCTTCAGTCGGCTTTAAATTAAACCATGCAATAACCCACCACAAAGTTGGGTCGCCGTAATATTTGTGTGCTAATTTATAATACCTATCGCCAACTGTCCAAACATGTCTAACTCTTTCTAGAGACGCCATCTCTTCAACTGTTGGGTGTTTTAATCTGCCTGTTTTAAATTGTTTAATGTACTTAACGCCCCGCTCTTTAAAAAATTCCTCATAGAAGGAAGAATTATTAATGATTGGCACTTCGTTTGTGTATCTAGACATAATTAACTCTCAAACTCTGAAAGATCATAGGGATCTTCGCCTCGGTCGCGCATTGCTTGCAGAGAGGCCGCTCCTCCGCCTACTCCACCACGGAATTGTGCCGCTGAAACTTGTCCCTGTCGCCTATCGTTTTCAACCGAGCTTCTAGCTGACCTATCAGTATCGTCTCTCCCCCCAAGCTCTTCAAGTGCGTTGATTTGTTCCTGCGTTTGGTCCGATGAAGGGTCATCAAAATCTGGATCTGGAGGTCTCACTGGTAATGTTGACTGTCCAAATGGGTATTGTTCTAGGTTTGATTGATTAAACCCTCTATTTGTACCCCAACCCACTTCATGCTCATGGAGTGCGGTAAAATCACAATTAATCCTAATTAATTTTGGATATAGAACCCCTATGCCGGGATCAAAAAACCCAGTCGAGTCATCAAAGGCGGGAACAATGCTTATAGCATTAACAGCGGCTAGCAGGCCTCCAATTCTGGCTCCTGGGTCTCCTCCTCTAGAGGAGTTTTTTATTAAATTTGCAAATCTTATTTTCATAAGCGGAGGCTTTGATAAAGTTGTAGAATTAGAAGGCCCACCTCCCTCTGCTGAGTACGCTGGGTACATAAATTGCGAAAGTCTGTTACATCTTCCTAAATTTTGCTTAGCTTCTTCAAGAGAAGCTGCCGGTATGTCCCAACTAACTGAGATTCTCCTTGCTGTGGATTTAAACGTAGCTATTGGATCATTTCGTCCAAAAACTTGTTCTAAATTCCAATCAGTGGAAAATGTTTCGCTGTAATTTGTTATAAATGCTTTGAAATTTACTTCAAGTCTGCTTGCCAAGTGAAAAAAACTTAGATATAATGATCTTTTGTTGGCATATGCGTCAGAGGCATCACCGTTTGTAAATATTTGTTGTGCCATAATAGTATATAATCTAAAGTTTAAAAAATTCTAAGTATAACCTAGATTGGACCCAAAGTAGTATCACGAAGTTGTCTACCTGCAACCTTTTTTATCTTGGCGTCAAGTGCCTGTCCATCAATATTTATATTAAAGTTGCCGCCATTGTTCTGCAGAATAGCGTTTTTTATTGCTTTTAGTTCATTAATCATTTCTAGGGGTTTATCTTTTGCTGCACTAATTGTATCCATTTGATTTGGTACAGCAACTCCGCTATTTGTAACAATACCCTTTACTTCCCCAGGTCCAAAGTGTGCATCACCAATTGGAACACCGCTAGCCCTCGTTGGAGCAGTAACATTAAGAACACCCTGGACAATACTGCCAAACATATCAACAAGTGGGGATACCGCAACGGCCAGCTGCATGAATATAAATTTCATCTTATCCATTGTTGCAGTTGCTTTTTGTGCCATGTCTTCCATCTCTGCCACTGAGAAGCTGGTATCGCCTATTCTCATGGCAACATCTGCCTGTGTGTCTCCTAGAATAGCTTGAGCTTGTGCAACATCTCTTATGCCTGCGGCATTTGCTATGTATAGTTGCTCATATCTCTCTAGATTCCGAAACTCTATTCCAGATAACTGTATCCCTTCTTTAACAATTCTTAGTCTTTCAGCATCATTTGCCATCAATAGCTCCATTCCGCTAAAGACATCTGTTCTTAGTGCTTGGTTTAATCTTCCTGCTGCAGTCGTTGCACCTTCAAAGGTATTAAATTGGTCTCCAAATATGGCAGTCAAGTCAGAGACTGAAACGCCTGACTCACGGGCTGCAACACTAAGTTCCTCAAAAACCTGTATTGCTCGTTCACCAAATTGTGCCAAGTGAGGGAGCGCTTGAGCAAAATCGCGAGCAATAACCGCAGGGGGTATTTTCAATGCCTGCCCTAGGCCAATAATATCTCTTTGCGTTGCGGCTGCTTCTGATGCAGTTTGGCCAAACGACATTGTTAAGGTGTTCATTATGGAGGCTGTTGTATTAGCATCTACACCAAGTTTTTGTAACTGAGCCGCCTGCAGGGTTACGCTTTCCCTCACACTATCGGACAAAAACCCGAATTGTGCAAACTGTGTCCTAAGATTAATTTGTGCTTTTGACATCTCGCCAAAGGATATTGCTAAATTTAAATTACTAAGAGTTAATCTTTCCGCCATTCTCATAGCATCTGATGTGTCTGCTGTTACGCCCACAAAACCGGCTCTTACCTTGTCAACCTCAACCACCACTTCCGCAGTCTTTGTGGCTATGGCGGTGACCGCTAATACTGCTAAATTAAGGGGAGACGCTAGCGATTTTATTGTACCAAAAGCCTTGGAAAAAGAGGCACTCATTGCCTTTGACTGATCTCCTCCTTCTGATAGTTTTTTAATAAATTTAGTAGCCCCCGACTCAACTAAACCAAACTTAGCTGCAATGCTGGTAACGATGGACTCTGTTTCTTTTTCAACCTCTTTTATATTATTAAGAAGTTTTAGCTGCTGCTCTACTTTTGCATTTTGATCATCATAAGCCTGGGCTGTCGCCAAGCCCCGCTGCAGCTTTAAAGAAAGAACTTTTAACTCCTCTTGTTGAGTCTTCAGAGTCCTCTCCAGTCTATCAGAAATATCACCTTGTTTCTTAAGGCTATCCTCCTCAGTCTGAAGCCTGTCCCTGCTTATCTCTGCTGCTTTCTGTAATCTTTCTAACTGTTTTTCGTCCATAATAAATAAACCAAACTGTGGTGCTTTAAGTAATTAGTTTTAAATAAAAATAAAGCCGGAACATGTATTCCGGCTTAGTAATCAGGCAAGTTAGATGGTATTGTGTGAGTTTTCTTGTTACTTGAGGCACCTTGTTGTGCCTCTCTTTCATCTTCTAACTGCTTTGTAAGTCTTTCAGTAAACCACTTTCTTAGACCAACCGGCAGATTGTATGACTGTTGAAAGTCCCATTTTCCATGATACATTAAGAAGAAGAATTGTTCGTAAACACTCTCCATGTATCTATCTGTTAGGCCAAAAAAAGTCCGTTGTAAACGGAACCTCCATTTCTTGCTCGTAGCCGCACTCTGAGCAGTTGTAAATTTGCGTAAGGTCTATATTTGGAGTTACTGTTTTAATAGCGTTCCTGACATGTCGTGAATCAAAGGCTGGCATTAGCTCAACGAATTTATTTATAATAGATCGATCTGTGTCATCGTTAAGAGCAACGATACATCTTGCCATTTGAGTTGTTAGGTTTGTCTCAAGTGCAGATGCCTTTTTTCTTCTGGCGTTGTTCTTGGCGATAAATGCCTCATCTTCGCCAGTTAATAAGCGAAACTCTGCTTGCACCTTTGTCATTGGAAGAGTGGTTGTAAATGTTCCGTGGTCGGTAGCTGTTACTTCTACATCTCCTTTTTCCTTGCCAGTATAAATGGTGCTATCATTTAAGTTAAAAGAAAACGGCGCTTTGTTACCGCACGATGGGCAAGAGGTGTTGGTTTCATAATCTGACCCATATCCAGTGATCCTTGCTGCAACCAAAATAGCGTTACGATCCCCAACAAGAAGACTACCAGGGTCTATTGTCTTATCAACTAGTACACTCTCAAGAAATTTCTCTAGTGCCATTCCCTTGCGAAGCAGCGTTTGGCTTGTAAGAATGTCTTCATCCTTCGCTGTCATAAAACGAATTTCAACTGCTTCTTGACGATGCAAAGGATGTGAGGTATTATAGAACCTACCTTCACTTGGTAACTCAACAAATTCTGTTGGGGTTACAAAGTCCAGCACAGACCTTTTGCTAGGTGGTGGTGCCGTCTCTGTAGGAGTCTGATCACTTTTAGCGCTCTTTGTGCGCCTTTGATTATTTCTTGCCAATTTTTACCTCGTAGTTAATATGGCATTATAACTTATTAAAAAGTTTTATTTAAATAGGAGTTGGATTATCCGGCGTAAATAGTCTTCTCAATACTGTACTACCAGGAGCTTGAGGACGTCCATCCGGGATGACATAAGAGGCCCAGTCATATCTGAACTCAACATCAATTGTAGACAATTCTTCAGCAGTATAATCATAATTGTTGAAAGTAACACCAACAATAAATGGATTATTTAATTTCCACTCTTCTAAGAAGTTTCCGTCTTCATCAAGTGCTCTAATGAATACTTCTCCCAACTGGGCAGTTGCGTTGCCTTTGCCAATTGTGGATAGAGATTGGTTGCCTGAAGTAGCGTCCAAGTTTGATGGAACATTATATCCGCTTCTTCTTAGGATAGATAGAATATCTCCAGTCGCATCTGGACTGACTGGATCGACCAAGGAGACTGTAACCGTGTTCCATTCAACCTTACCAGGATAATAGAAGGTGTGGTTTAGGAATTTATGCTGTGATTGTGTAACAGTAAAAGCAGGCTTTGTAACGCTACGAGCATAAAACTGAGCAGCATCAGACATATTTGGGATACTCACCAAAAATCTAAATTGTCTCTTTGGTTCAACTTGTCCAGAACTCCAGAATGGCATCTTTTATTTTCTCCTTATATCTTATATAGTCTCATTTTTTTTTCTTAATCATCAAATGAGGCACCAGTCCTCGTGATGATGAAGTCTAGTGCAATAAATTCAATTGCTCTAGCGGGCTTTAGGTAGATCTTAGCGTATAAGATATTTCTATCAATTAACTCATCAGTTGTTGTTGTATTGTCGAGAACAACTCTGAAGTCTGTTAAGCCAAACCTTGCCTTGACGTCAGCCAAGAACGGATTTACTGCAGATGTAAATCTATCCCAAGTCGCTTGGACATTGGGCTCAAATAGAATGCTGTTAGCAATTCTAGAAATCTCCTTTTTAACAAAGATCATTAGGCGACGAACGTTAATTCTATCCAAGGCTGATCTGGTTACTTGGAGAGTCTTTTGTCCAAAGATGACAATGCCTTCATTCGGGAATGTCGCGATTGGATTAATATTAGCACCATATAGATCGTCTCTATTCTTAGACGTTAGTCTAAGTTTGACGTTTGTCACGGGAATACCAGCAGCGCCATTGGACAATCCGCCTCTTACAAATCCTGCTGGAGCAAACCAGACCTCTGTGCGAGCTTGCGAGCTTGCAAAGGTTCCAAGGGCAGCGACTGAAGGAGGCACATTTACAAGTCGACCATTTCCAGTGTCCCTAATTTGTACCCAAGGGAAGAAGCAACATCCGTAGCTAGAGTTTATACCTCTTGTCCTCATACTAGAAATTGCGTTTTTAACATTTGGCAATCTAGCGGTTAGATCAGCGGTATTTTCTGTGTATGGCACATAATCGTTCTCAATGTCGATAATTGCCAAGGCGTCTCCTCTTGTTTCGCAGACGTCAACCAGCTGTTGTGTAAGTGTAGAGTTTTTAACTCCAGGGATCACCATCAAGTTTGCCTCAACAAATTCTGGGTCAGCTATAGTATCAATAGCTCTCTTGACAGTGTTGAATGTGTAGTTTCCTAACTCTCCTGCATCGTCAAGTCTTGAGTTTCTGAAGGGTTCTTTTTCGGTAATATCTAGGCCGTCAAATCCTCCAAACATTGGAACTGTAAACTTGTTATATCCGGCGTCTATAAGACTCTTGTATGTTGTGGCGCTTTGAGCGGTATACGAATTTCCAGACCTTCTTGAGCCAGATAGGTAGTAGTACCCACTAGAGCCAGATACAACATCGTCCATTGAGAACTTGAATGAATGCTCAGTGTACGTACCCACCGAGAAAGAGTTCGTGTCATCGGGAAGGGCTCTAACCATGTCATAGTAGCTAGGATCAAACAGAGTGCTTGAAGCATCTCTTGTTGTTTGAATACCAAAGTAGGCGTCTGTAGGTCTTGTTAGCCCTCCATCGCTAGCGCTAAGTCGTAGGCGAACAGATGCAAATTCAAAACTTGCAGTCATTTGACTTAACATGGCGCCAGCAAGACTGACTCCTGCCTCCGAGCCACTGTAAGCTACATCGACGCCACCCTTGACGATAGAGGCGTCTACTTGATCCCCTCTCAATGTGTGCACGCCAAATGTATTAGCAATATTTGACCCAGAGTGCAGCGAGAATCCCTTGAATCTGGGGGGGCCAAGGCAACTAAAGGGTAGAAGCTCTGGCTCCACCGCTCCTTGATCAACATTATTATCTACAACCACTCGAACATAATCTGAGCGGTTTTGGTAATTGCCATATTGTCGCAGTCTTCTCTCTTCTCCGTCCCACTTCAGGTACATATCTCCAATTCTGCGAGCAACATAGTTCTCTGAGTTGGGGTTCAAATCAAGATTGTCAAATCTTTCTAATACTTTTACGTCCTCATCGCGATCTTTCGCATGACGCAGTACGATTGAGAAGGAACCATATGGATTTATTGTAGGATAGTCGGGGTGTCTTAGGTTTTCAATTGACACCTTGATATTTCTGTTAGCCCACTCTCCAAACTCCAAGGAAACCAACTTAAACAATGGAGGCATCGCTGCTACATCAAAGTTTGTTCTATCTCCAAGGTCTTGGCCTCTAAAATAAGGAGTTTCAGCATTTTGGAAACCCTTTTGATGATCGGCCCACTCTTTAGAGCCGGATATAAGACCAAGCATCACGCCATATGTGTCGCCAGCGGCAGTGGATGAGATCTTTGATGTAACATGTTGATCAAATGTTTCTCCAAGCCAATAAGTGTAATAGTTTGGATTATCAGCCGCACTAACAATGTTTGAGTTTGTTTGAGAAGGGTTAGTATTGAAAACTTTTCTAATGTATTTCTCACTATCTCTATTGAAGTTGAAGCAGATTTTCTCGGAAAGCTTGGGTACATCGCCACCAGTGAAGACTTCTGCAACAAATTCAGCATCAGAACCATTGTTTTTGAAAAACTTTGCAGTTCCAGCCTTGGCTTCTGTTGCCACTTCATTCAAAAGAGTGCCGCTTATTCGAATGGAAGTTCCCTGGTTCATATACCATATAGCAGCAAGACTACCAGTAAGATTGTCTTGGAATGTCCCACCATCAGGGCCCACGCCGCCAGCAAAGGCTGCGGGTATAGTCAGACCAGTTGAGCCGTCTGGCTGTGTGATTGTTGTGTTTCCGGCGGTGCCGAGAGTATTCTGTGTAATAAGAACGTCATCGCCTGATGCTGCGGCTGTAAAGCCTATCGCGGTACCCGCGTTAATTCTTGCGACAATTTGATCACGAACATCTCCGCGAGAGGTGGCACCAAGCATACCAATTGTAATTGTACCTGCTGGGCCTTTTCCATCCTGGCCGCCGGGCGTGTAAGCGTCCGTGTTGTTGCTAACTGCTAGTCCTGTTGATATGTTGTATGTTGTTGTGGTGCCAGCAGCATCTGTTAATGTAAAGTCCCTTGTATCAACTAGGGATGATTCGGCTACAGTGGTGATTGTGGCTGTTGCCCCTACACCAACGGAGCCAGAGGAAATCAAGAACAACCCATAAGCCCCGCCATTTGAATTTAAGTCTTTAGTGGGAGCACCAGTGACATCCCAACCAGCAAGTCCTGCTGTAGTTGCATCTTGGTGTTGTGCTCCTAGAAGTCTAACAATAGTTGCGGGAGCTTCACCAGATCTTAGCCAAGCTTGTGCGGCATAGCTTGCATAAGTGGGCCCATCAAAATCACCCTCTCTCCAGTTATCGCCGCCGCCCCCTCCAGGGTTGGGTGCTCCAAATACTCTGGTAAACTCTTCGAAAGAAGCCACCCTAATGGGGACCATTCCAGGCCCCTTTTCAGTTCTACCTATAATAATCGGTCCCATAGCTGTTGGCTCAGCTGGCAATTGTGAACGATCAATTTCGTTAAGATAGACGCCTGGGGAAATGAATTTAAATCTTCTTGCTCCGCTTGCCATTATTTAACTTCTCCTTGCTTTTTTCGCACCACAGTAATTGTTACTTTGGACTTCTCGTAGTAAATAGTAGTTTATAAACGCAAACTCCAAATTTACTCTCGATAAAAGGCCCCGGAGACTGCTGTGGGTATGTCGCCTAAGATTACATGTTCTCTAGGAATTTTAACTTCAACAATATTTTCTCTAACAGATATCTTTGGCCTCTCTTCATTCTTCCCTGCCCCTAGAAGATAGCCTAGAATTCTAATATCCATTTTTGTCTCAAAAACTCTTTCATCATCACCTAAATTAGCAACGTTGTTGTTTTGTGAAAAATCTTGAGGCAAAAACCCCTCAAATTTGTGCCCATCCGAATTAATAAAGAAATTATTTATTTGCCCAGTCTTAACAAGAAATGGCGTAAGCATTTCGTTTATCTGTTGAAAGTATTCTCCCTTTAGGACGACAGAATATGTTACGTTAACATAAGTTGGCGTTGGTATAGATAAAGTCTCATAAACAACCTTTTTATTTCTAAATTTAAAATTTAATTGACCATATCCTTTTCCTTGCGAATAAAAGCTTGCTTTCGTTTTATATGAATCAGCATTAGCAAAATCACCGGTTTTATCTTGATTTATTCTCTTCGTTAAAACAATAGAGCCTCCCTTGGCATCGTTTACGGGGGGTATGTTTGCTTGATAAATACCTTTTCTAGCTGGATCCTTTACAATCGACGTTCTTTCTATGGTCATTAGAGGCAACTTTAGAACCCCATAATCATCCCTCAGATCTTTATCAGCCTTAATTTGAAATGCTCTTTCTGCGGATACCCAAATAAGAGGCACCTTTTTCCAACCAGTGTTGGTTGTAGAAAAAATGTTTAATTGTTCATTAAGCCAATCATAGAACGCCTTGTCAATTGTCTCCAATGTGGACGGCATGATTTTTTCTGTCTTAGCTCCCATTGAATACTCCTGGGCGTGCTCTCACACATTTAGCTGAAATTTCTATACTATGTTCAACTTGGCCATATATTTTTCTAGGCTCTGCCCAATCAACCAATTCGTAATAAATTCCACCATAAGAAACAAAATCACCAGCTCTGACATAAATGTTTTGGTCCTCTTGTAATCTTCTTTCGTGAAAGTGAACTGTTATTTCAACCCTCTGATCAACACCAATGTTTTCTGAATACTCAGTCCCATATGCATTCCATTCAACCAAGGCATACACCCGAATAGGGGGTAGAAATGTTTTTTCTATAGCCTCACCGTATATGGGGTGGAAATTTGTTGCCTCTGTATCTATAGGGTAATACAATATTGCTTGGCCAACAACTCGCTCTATAAGCTCATCATTTACTTGTTTTATTAAGTCACGCTCTTTCTTACCAACAAATAGTGGTGGCGGCGGATTATCTGGCTGCTTCCATTTATTGTTTGCCATATTTTACCCCCCTATCCTTGGAAAATTGGCAAGGGAGCCTGTTGCTTGATAGTAGTTACACTATTAGCCATTGCGGCATCCCTCTCAGCAAGTGCTGCATAAACCATTTCATCCAAGACGGCTTTTAGCTCATCCCTTAGAGCTGCTTGCTCCGTTTGCGCTTGAGACAAAAGATCAGATGCATTCAGTGTTAAGTTCTCGCCAGGAATCGGTATTGTGCTAAATTTACCTCTAATCTGTCCTAAAGTCTCCTTGGAAAGAGAAAGTGCAAATCTTCGAATCCACTGTTTGCCAACTGAGTTAATATTTTCATACGGTATATTTGCGAACGGAATGGTGTTTAAGTTGTTCACCCCTTCAGTGCCATCAACTCTAGAACTATCGACAGACCAGGCATCATCGATGACTTGAAAAGTGAACCATATTTTTTCTATCTCTTTTGTTACTGGTCGCGGAAATATTCTAAGTCTGTTATCGCGGAGTTCATAAGAAAAGTGTGAAGTACGAGTATAGATCATATCTTCAAAGTTCATTGCTTGAAGCTTGTTTTGCCATACAGGTATAACCTCAAACGTTGAATCATCAGCATACTGTCCGTATGTTGCTAGATTTCCCACAACATTTAAACCACCATAGTATCCATAGAACCTCCACATTGATCGTGGCGTCTTATAGAAAACTCTATTAATAATAATTCTTCTATCCCTGTCTATTGAGGCATAATCAACACCTCCCTCAGCGGCTGAGGATGAAACTGCTGCCTGCAAGTCATAGTCTTGTTGGCCCTCAACAATATCAACAGAGGCAGAATATTCTCTAATAGTTCCACCAAGGCCAGCGTCAAAGGCAACAGCGTTGCCAACCCTTCTAGAATATTCAAATCTAATTTCAGGATAAGATAGCTCAACACGCCTGGTCCCTAGGCTAGACGAAAGAACACCAGACTTCATATCGCCCTTGTGATCAAACGTTCCTGTAGCATTTCCCAGAACTGTAGAAAGGATATTTTTTCCTTGATGAGTGTTAACTAAATAAGAATACTCCAAAACAGATTCTTCAAAATTAGCATACACATTCTCTGGTGTGAGTTCTATATCTAGAACATCCCCACCCAGTTTCCTGTAGGTATATTTTACCTGTGCAGCTGCTCCTGATAAAAAGTCAACTGAGTTTGCATACGCACCCAACGGCAGTGCCGCAGAAACCTTATCATAGCTTCCAGTTGAAGGTAGCACAACTGGACTTGTATTTTGTTTGGGCGACAAATTTGGGATGGCCATTGCTTAGAATTCTCCTCTAGATAATTAGTAAAGAGAAATAGAAAGCACGACTAGCTTGATGTTTTTGCTTTAGGAGTTCTTTTTCTTCGAGTTCTTGTTGGAGTAGTCGTAGTTGTTTTAACAGTTTTTCTTGTTGTTCTACGGCTGGTTGTCTTCTTTTTAACAGCCTTTACCACCGTGTCTTCTCTTGGGGGTTCTACCACTGGGACCATTTTAGTAACAGGCTCAACAACAGCCTCAGCGACAGCCTCTGGGGCAGCCAGAGTAACAGACTCAGCTTTTAAAATTGTCTCAGTGGGCGAGTCTGCTTGCTCAGTGCTTTTTCCAAATCCGTACTTGCTAGCATATTTGGTTGCGAACTTTTTTTGTCTAATGCGATATCTTCTTTTCTTACCCATGGGGTCCTCCGTAATATAATAAATAGTTGTTTATAAAACAAAACCCCCAACCGGCTGGAAGGGGGCTTTGAAAGATATTAAATTATCTTTTTACTCAACAATTATTAGATATTAGCCTAAAGTAATTGCAGCGTCAACATCATAACGGGCCTCTAGAAACCAGTTTGTACCATCACACCACAATTCTGCGAAATCGCCAGCTGTTGCCTTGTCATGCACAAATGTAACCACATCTGCAACTGCGACCACATTAGCACCCTGGTCGTCTCCTGAGCCCAAAACAGAACCAACTATTAAGTTAGCTGCCGTAGAGGCATTATCTGAATTAGACGTTATTGTGATCGCTGCATTCGAGTTGTCGGCGATTGAGGTTCCTACAAAAATAACCTTGTACCACAAACCACTGGCTGGTTTTGGTAGATCAATGTTAAACCCCTTGGTCGCCGCTGTTTGTGCTCCGACAACACCGATAGTGACAATGCCACATTCTGCCTCAGTAAGCTGCCTCTCTGAGATACCATCGCCTAGTTTGGTTACCTTGTACCTCAAGCCTGGGCCGGCCAAAGTTGACCCAGCAAGTTGCAACTCTCTTTTCAAATTCTCAATCAATGCTTGGGTTCTAGCCAAGCCTATTCTTTTACTTCCCATAGTTAAAAACCCTCCTTTTATAATCATGTCCGCGCCTCACTAAGCAAGACGGGGGTGAGTTTTAACCCACCTAGTAACTACACACTGATAAATAGATTATATAAAGACAAAACCCTCAGCTCTCCGAAAAGAACTGAGGGTTTTACTATTTTTTGACTAATCAGTGATTAGCTGGTTGCACCAGCCTCGCCAACTAGGCCACGGCAGATGACTAGACCGTACATATCAGGACGGACCATCTTCTTAGCGTAGCGTGTCATCACGCCCTTACGGGGTACGAAGTCCTCGACACCGAAGATGGTGGGAGTGACTTGTAGCGGGACATAGGGAGCGTAAACATATCCGCTCTCTAGGAAGCTTCCGCCTCTACGTCCAACTAGGATCACGTTACGAATGAAGTAGGGGTCAACATAGACATCCAACTTCTTAGAAAGTGTTCCAGTTCTAACCGCACCGGCTGTTCCACGATCCTCTCCGACTGTGACGGCAGCACGGAATCCAGCGGTAAACTCAAGAATGGCAGCAACTTCTGGTCCGCAGACGATGAAGTTAGCGCCACCACGTAGAGTCTTACGATGGATACGAGCAGAGACGTCATTAATTGTCTCTAGAAGGGTCTCATACCACTCAGAAACAGTGCCTGTGAAGTCAGGGGCAGCAGAAGACTGACCGATTTCTTCACCTGTTTCACGATCGACAAACAATCCAGGTGCGCGTGACCAGTAAAGCGTACCAGCCTCAGCACCACGGATTAGATCGGTGAGAATCTCGCGATCAATCTCTAGTGCAATTTGCTCAGATAGGATGCTTGTAAGCTCAACCTCAGCGTCTAGGTTATGATAGGCGTTAAGGTCTTGACCAAGCTCAGGGGTCCACTTGGCCTTGAGCTTCTTGGTGACAGCCGTAACAGCGACACTATCCACCTTGATGTTAATCTCGGGGATATTGGCGTTGTTCTCTAATGCCCAATCGACAGCACCAACGACAGCACCCTGTGCATCATCAGCGGCACTTCGGCCATTGAATTGATCAACAATGGGGCCATGGAAGGTAGTCGCATTTCGAGCAACAGCCAAAGCTAAGGCAGCTGCGGTTGTGTCTCCGGGTTCAGCGTAAGCCTCAAAAGTGAGAATAATGTTGTCTGAATTGTTGGGGTCCTCACGGGTTAGGCGACGAACAAGTCTACCACCAGGGAGAGGGCTCAACGGATCAGTGTCAAGTGCAATCAAGTTATCAAAGTCAAACGAAGTTCCGTTTGCTGTCACGAAGTTAGACTTGGCGATGGTGCCTATGCAGAATGCAGAGCCACTGGTCAAATCAGCATCGAATTGAAGCATTCTCTCAAGAGCATACTTGTTGGTACTACTACTGGCGTGAATCCAACCAGGTCGAGCACCAGCTCCGAAGTTGGGAACTCCTCCTAGACCAACAGTACCTGAAGATTGGAGAACAACGTGCATATTCACAAATGATCCCGTGGCTGCGGAATAACCATTGTTTAGAGCGTAGAAGCCTCTCTCTGGATTAGATCCAGAAGAAAGGTTAACACCACCCGTCAACTCACGTCCAACAACGCCGCCGCCGTATAGTGATGTGCCGGCAGCATTTCCTAGCTTCGTCATAGTATATGTAAAGTCTAGGAAGAAGATTAGACCGGAAGGTAGGCTCATGGGTTGCACGGACACAAGATCGTTAGCAATGAGACCACCGAATACGCGACGAACGATCGGGAATGCTACAGCAGCAAAACCCTCAACGTCACCACCAGACATTGTGCTGGCCTCACGTAGTAGTTCTTTGGCTTGGTTCTCTAATAGACGAGCCATGCCATTTTTTTGGTTATCGTTTTCGAGACCTTCGAGAAGACCAGTCTTTTCCCACTTGGAGAGAAGAGCAGCGCCTTCCTTCTTTAGATCACGGTTAACGATACCTTCAGTTAATTTATTTAAAACAGACATAAAAGTATCACCTCCTTATTAATTTATTTATGTTTAATACCTGCAAGAATTTGCAATCTGTCAATAGCAGTATCGGCAGTTCTTCTTTCAGACTGACGTCTGGGAAGAACAGTAGATGAAGATCTTTCAATCGCTTCGCTTAGGGATTTTGGCATCGGTTTTTTGCCCGCTGCGCCCCCCGTGCTTTGAAGTGTCTCATAAATGACCTTCGCTTCATTTACCGAACCGGCTTTGGATATAGCTTCAACAATTTTTTCTTTTTGTCGCTCATTCAAGGAGGGGCTACTCAAAATACGATTCGTATACAACAGTTTTGCGTTTGAAACACTCATTTCGTCAAATGCGTTTTTCATTTTCATAACTGTCTCCTTAAGGATCTTATTAGATCCACTAAGGCGTTCTTTGGATTCGGAAAGTTCTTCAACGGCTTTCCTTAGCTCTTCGTTTTCTTCTCTAGCCTCTGTGGCGGCGGCTTGAGCTAGTGCTAGCTCTTCATTATATTTCATAATTTCTTCCGGTGTTCCGGCCCACCCGCTCTTTTGAGGTGAAATGTCAACAACAAGCTCTTCGACTAGTTTTGTAATGTCATCTTCGTCAAGATCAAGAATGACATCATCAGATTCAGTGGATTCCTCCATAGGGTTATTTACCATCTTTCCACTTCTGGTGATACTAAAGTTTTTTTTGCCCTTTCCTGGGCCATCTACGACAGCAAGATCATCAGCGTCCACCTCTTCTAGAGTTTCCTCGTCCTCTTCAAGGACTTCCTCTTCGCCTTCCTCCAGGGTTTCATCCTCTTCTTCTGTTGTGAGTTCTTTGGCCATCTCTGTAAGGGCCTCTAGTGTAAGCTCTAGCTCAACATTTTCTCCGTTTTTTGGATTCCCACCCAAATCTTCTAAAAATGCAGCAGGGGCCTCAACCATGTCTTCTTCATCTTCTGTGGCGGAAGCTTCTTGGCCTGCCTCCTCCATGCCTGTGTCAAGTCCTAATTCTTGCTCAAGCAAAGAGTCAACCGCACTCTTGATTTCAGGTGCATATTTTTCTATAATAGCAGCCTCAGCATTCTTTAAAGCGGCTTCCTTTAATGCTGCTGCATCCACTATTGCTTGTTCCAGCATTGATGACATTTATAATCTCCTATTAGAAAACTCAGTGATATACGTATTGTATCAATGATAAATAGTGCTTTGCTGCTTTAAAGTCCAAAAAAAGAAGGGCGCCCAAATGGACGCCCCCCCAAGCTAAGTGATAGCTTAAATTACCAGACTAGGTAGTTAGAGCCATCAAACATAAGGTTCGCAGCACCAAAGTTAGAGATAATCTGGATGCTCGCGGCACCATCAATGGTCTCTGAACCAGCGGTATCGATTGTGATAGCGTTGGTGCTAGCAGCGCCAGCGTCCTTGATCACGAAGACCTTACCAGTAGGCATGCTGCTGGGTAGAGTCACTGTAACGGCACCACCAGAGGTAGTAACCTTGACCAAGAAGTGATTCTGGGTTAGAGTGGTGTCACTGGTGATAGCAGCGAGTGCAGCTGTCAGACCATTAAGCTTAGTGTCCTCGTTCACTTCCATGAACTGGCCAGCGTGGCTCCATAGGAAGCTGGCATCAGCACCATCAATCTTTAGACCAGCACCATTAGAAGCGGAAGAGTTGGCAGAGCCACTCGCGCACTGAATGGTTAGATCCTCAACCTTAAGCTCTGTGGCGCTAACAGTGTCAAGTGAACCAACGACCTCAAGGTCGCCAGCAATTCTGACGTGTGAAGCGGCACCACCGATGGTTAGGGTGTTTGCACCTAGGCTAGCAGCAATGCTGGCGTTAGCAGCGGTGAAGTCAAGACCGGTTAGGCCAGAGAAAGCAGTAGTCGTACCGCCCAAGGCTGTAGAGGTACTACCAACAGTGATTGTGCTGTTAGCAAGCTTGGCGTTCGCGATGGAACCAGCGAGCATTGCGTTGGTGACACCAGAAGCCTTCACACGGAGGGCGTCAGAGTTAAGCTCAATGGAGCTATCGTCAACACCAACAGCAAGAACACCAGCGGAGGCAGCAAGACCATCGCCAGCAATTGCAGTAGCATAATCAGCAAAGCTCTCTTGCTTGACAGAGCCGTCCTCCTTGAAGTACATGAAGCCGTCCTTGTTAAGGGTGGGAGCGCCAGCACCTAGGGCAGAACCAGTGATCTGGAGCTTATCGCCATCAATGGCTAGACCAGCATTGCTCTCAAGTTTGATAGCAAGAACGCCAGAGGAAGCCTCTAGGCCATCACCAGCCATGGCAGTGACGAGATCGGCAATGCTCTCCTTCTTGGAGCTGTTGTCATCGGCATCAATGATGGCGATGCTATCAGCGCCGACTGCAACAGCAGCAGCGGTTAGCTCGTTAAGGTCTAGAGCTAGAGCAGAACCTGCACCACCAGAGAGGCCATCACCAGCAACTGCGGCGTTGAGGTGAGACACGTTAATACCAGCAGCCTTGACACGAAGAGCATCAGAGTCTAGCTCAACGGTGCTGTCGTCAACGCCAACAGCGAGGACACCAGCAGAAGCAGCAAGGCCGTCACCAGCGATGGCAGTAGCATAGTCAGCGAAGGACTCTTGCTTTACAGAACCATCCTCTTTGAAATACATGAAAGTATCCTTGTTAAGGGTAGGAGCGCCGGCGCCTAGAGCGGATCCGGAGATCTGAAGCTTATCGCCAGAGACGACAAGGCCGGTGTTGCTCTCAAGCTTAAGAGCTAGAACGCCAGAAGAGGCCTGGAGGCCGTCACCAGCGAATGCGTCAGCGAGATCGGCTACTGCCTCAGACTTGGGTGAACCATCAGCATCAAAGAAGATAAACTTGTCAGATGCGACAGCAACGGTACCGTCAGGCATGGCGGAAGAGGAAAGAGCCAATTGTCCAGAACCAGCGGCAAGACCATAGTTGCTTTTTGCAACAGCGGAAATTGCGTCGGAGAAAGCCTCCTTGCGAGAGGCATTGCCGTCGTTATCGATAAAAACAATGAAGTCTTCGTCGACAGCTAGCGTAGCAGCAGTTAGCTCGTTAAGATCAACGGCGACAGATACAGATCCGCCAAGAGAGACAGAGCCGCCACCAGAGAGGCCGTCACCGGCAGTAACCGTAACGGAAGAATTTGCTAGCTTGGAGTTAGCAATAGAGCCAGCAAGGTCTGCATTGTCAACAGAACCCGCTGCTAGATCGATATCACCAGAGGAAATATCGAGAGTACCGGCAGTCTTCATCGTACCGATAATAGTTTTATAAGCCATTAAAAAAACCCTCCTATGAGTTAAAAAAAGATCTAAGGCGAACCCCAGACCTGGCAATGGTATATAGACGGGCTATCGAGGAATAGATTTAAATATTTTTGTTAAATTTATGTTAATAGATGTGCCACCCGCTACCATTATAGTAGAGATTTAGTGCACCAAAGTTTGAAACTATTTCTACAGTTTGGTTGCCATCTATCGTAGCACCATCAGAAACAGCTGGTCTTATTGTAATATTGTTGTTGCCCGCATTTCCACCTTCATCCTTTATCACCAATTGTTTCCCAGAACTAATGGTGTTCAACGCAGGTAAAGTGATTGTTACAGCACTTGCACTAGTATCCACTCCAACAAAATGATCTTCATTTGTTAGTGAAGTGTTGGATGAATATGTAATAAGCTTCGATGCTTCATCAACAGGTGCAGCCTCAGTAGTTGTTTGTGGGTCTACGAACTTAATTGGTTCAAAGAAGTCTAAGCCTGGGATGGACGCATTGGCTGGCTTTGCAAAACCCTCTCCAGTAACAACTGGACTCATAGCTCTATATTTTGCCCTACCTCGTGCCATCGTGCTATGTTGTAACTCCTATTATTGACCAGCCAGCTCCATTGGAGAATATAGTCATAGACCCGCTTGCCGCACTGATTGTCTTATTCGTTGCACTGTCTATAGTTTCAGAACTATTCGCGTCAATTGTAATGTTATTGTTATTTGCATTGCCACCAATATCTTTGATAATTAATACTCGGCCTGCTGTACCAGCAACTGCGGGTAAGTTAATTTGTACTGTATTACTAACGGTACTAACTCCCAAGATATAATCTGTGTCTTTTACATTGTAAGCGCCATCGCTTATGCTTCCAGTGTAGCCTCCTGTAAACCCTTTAAGGCTAACATTTGTAAGCGTTGTGGAACCTGAAACATTAAAATGACTGCCGGTTACATCACTCCCGAATCGACCTCCAAGGCCATCATTTGACCCGGAAACATAGAACACGTTTGTGGGGTTGTCAGAATCTAGGGCGTTTGTAATTCTTAGAATATTCTTTTGGTCACTTGAATAAACTTGGAACTTGGATGACGCATTGTTGTTACCAATACATACTTTACCGCCGTCAGCAAAAATAGTTTCCGTCCCCTCCTTTGACTTAACATGCAATACTCCATTTGGATCGGATGTATTGATGCCCACCCTGCCTTCAAAGAAGTCATCAGGAACGCCACCAGTAACAACAAACATTGATTGTTGCAATAGTTTGTTAGCATCACCGGGGTGATCAATTCTTAACATAGGTACAGCTAGAGGTTGTGGGTGCGCTTTTGATTCCGATAGGTGAATAGTAGCTTTTGGATCATCATGATTAATAGCAATTCGGTTATTTGATGCTTTGATAAACACTGTATCTTTAGATAAGACAGTATCTCCATCTGTTTTTAGGGTAGAAGATGCACTAATATCTCCACGAACATCCAAAAGTGAATTTGGAGATGTTGTGCCTAAACCAACCTTCCCGGAACCAGAGACAAAGAAACACTCAGTGCCCCCGCCGCCACTATGGCGAACCTGGAACATGTTGTCGTTTTGGGCGTTTACATACAATTGTGCATTTGTGTCTGTGGAGCCGATAGATACGTTGCCCTGCTTTACAAAGAGCGCGTCACTGCCGTCCGATCGAACATGCAACTCGCCAAGAGGGGGACTGGCGTTAACGCCGACCCTGTTCGTAGCTCGCTCAACATACAAAGTGTCGGAGCCTGTAATGTCACCGTGAATTCTGAGGATGGCTGAGCCTGAAACATTGCCGTCAACGAAAACATCACCTCCCGCAGGGTCTAAGGTAATATCTCCATCAATAGTAAATGTAAGATCAGCAGCAGTAGCGTCATCATCAACTGTTGTGATCGTGGTCGCACCGTGGGTGGTGGTCTCAATCTGGAAAAAATCGCCAGTATCAGCAGAGCTTACAATCTTAAGGTCTTTGCCTCCATCTGCGCAATTGATTACCAAGCCCTCATTGGTGTCTGCGCCAGTTGCAGTAAGCTCCATACCAGTTGCGGTAGAGGTTCCATTTGTACCGCCAGTTGCAGTGATGACCGCGCCCTTTACCTTGGGAGTTCCGGCATCTGCTGCATGTGTCAGTGTTGGCGTGACCTGCAAGCCAGTCATGGTGTTGTTGCCGTTGGTGGCTGTGGTATTATCCATATCAAGTTGGATACCAAACATGGTGTTGTTTGTCGTGGACGCGCCGGTTTTATCCCAGTCTATATCCAAACCAACCACTGAAGCTTCAGCAGTGTCTGAATAATTCTTGTCTAATTTTACTCCGGTGACTCCGCCATCTGACTGAATTGCGAGCGCCTTGGCGTTAATTGCCCCAGTATGATTCTGAATTATGAGCGCGGTGTTTCTTGTTCCCGTGTCTCCTGAATTGTCATCAACATAAAGAGCATTGCCAGTTGTTAAGCCATCGGCCCCAATAGCAAGGACTCTTGCTGTTGTTACATCGTTTGCTGTTATATTGACCACATTCGCATCAATATTGCCAGCATTAATATCAAGACATTGCTTGTCCGTGTCATTGTTGTTTAGTTGTACAAGAGGCACCCCAGTAGCGCCGGCAGAAGCATGATTGGTAATCTCCAGTGTGGCGGCAGGACTGTTTGTGCTGTCGCCTATGCTCATCCTATTGGAAGAGCCCTCAATAAAGAGCATATGGGATTCATCGGCAGTTTCAACTCTAAAGTCAATATCAACGCCACCCTCATTAAAGGTTACTTCGTCTTGAGAATCATCCTCAGTGAGATCTAGAAAATTAACGCCGCCGGCTTGGAAGTTTATGTCATCATCTGTAAAGTTGATAAAGGTGTCAGTATCGCCATCGTGGATTATTTTGCTTGCGACATAGACATCACCAGCAGATACTATAAGATCTCCTGATGTGAGGGTAATCGCTGGGCTTGAGCCAGAAACGCTAATTGAGCCGGTTACTATGAGCACGTCTCCGGACCCCGACATGGTGGTGGAACCGGTAACCTCTAGAGCACCAGCGCTGGGGGAGGATCCGGAGATTGACAGAGGGGAGCCGCCATATAGCGCGCCAACGACTTGTAAGTCACCAGAAACTGTTGCGTTACTAGACACTCCAAGCGTACCAGTGACTGACAATGTGTGCTCTGGAACAGTTGTGCTAATTCCAACTCTATTGGCTGACGCATCAATAAACATTGTCTGGTTTGACAATAAGGTATCTCCGCCAATTGTTAATGTGGAAGAGCCTGTAATTGCGCCAGCAATTGTTAGGGTGCTAGACCCTGTTATAGAATCTCGTACTCCAAGTGTACCAGTAACTGATAAAGTGTGTTCGGGAGCAGTAGTATTTACACCTACTTTTCCGGACCCCGAAACAAACAGGCATTCCTGCCCCCCACCTCCAGAGTAACGTACTTGTAGCATCTTGTTGTTTTCAGCGTTTACATATAACTGGGCGTTGGGGTCATCAGCGCTACCAACTGTTACCCCTCCAGATTTAATAAATAATGCATCGCCTCCACTAGATTTAACATGTAAATCCCCAAGAGGAGGGCTGGCATTAATACCAACCCTGTTCGTAGCTTGTTCAACAAACAAAGTGTGGGAAGCTGTGACATTCCCATGAACCCTTAATGTGCTAGAGCCTGTAATGGCGCCAGCAACTGTTAGCGTAGACCCATCAAAAGTTAAATTACCCTCCCCTTGTATGGTATCTGCATCAGCAAAGGTGGCCACTTGATTATTTGAGGGTGTTCCAGCTACGTTTGCAACCGTGTTATCTCTAACTGTCAAAGAGCCAAATAGGCCTATTGAACCACTAAGTCCAACTGATCCGGTTATGGCTCCTGCTTTAACTGTGCTAAGATTTGTGTCTGGTATATCAAAAGACGTTCTCTCTGGTCCTTGTGCGCCAACCTTGCCTATGACAAAACTACCAGAGCTTTGATCCCAAATTATGGCTTGGTTATTGTTTCCTGCGAGTCCAAGTATAAAGCCTCTATCGCCAACGGAACCTGTTTCTGCGCTTGAGCTTCCAAGTCCTAGGCCTATAACGTTATCAGATACCACCAAATGACTAGAAGATACGATGGTTGCAGCTATTATTTGATCAGCAGAAAGATTTCCACTTACGATAACATCACCAATAAACCTAGCTGCTGTGGCCTCTCCCGCACTGGCGGATACGTCTAGCTGGTATGCTGGCAAGACTCTAGCTACGGGATTGCCAGGAGGGTTAATACCAATACCTACCTTATGTGAGGCTGTGGCATAGATAAAAGCACTTGTGCCAGAAATTGTTGTGTCGTTTACTTTAAAGCAAACCGAGCCAGTTGTTCCAAGATTGCTCTGTAGAACATTTAAATTTATATATGCCCATCCATAATCTGGCATTAGATACTCCTAAAAACTATTGACGCCCATCCAAGCGGTTACCTTAGCCGTGTCGCCGGCGGCGTTATTGTAACTTGAAACCTCTAGCGCTACACGCTCCGCGCCGTTAATGTCTATGATATAATATCGATCATGGTTTGCACCATCGCCGGAAAATTCAACCTTCCAATCAAAATATCGTTCCTCTCCATCATCATCAACGGAGCCAGGAACTTGCAATAGTGACCACTTCTCCGACATCGAATTATATAGGTACAAATAAAGCACTGCCTTATCGCTGGCATTGTCAAATCCTTCAGATTTGAGCTGCAAATGCAAATATCGCTGACGACGAAAATTAGCGAAACCATCGGTCGGTTTGCTCGGCGCGTCAAAATTAGCAGTAAAACTATAAGCCCTCGACCCAGAAGCTCCTGGATCAGCAGTGTTGACTACATTTCTCGTTCTTCCGCCACTAACAGGTTGGTACACACTCATTGTATTTGATGCGTTATTACTCATTTTAAAACCTACTTTCTTCTACGCTTGTTATTGTAATTAGACTCTTCAAGCAAAATAGTCTTCTCCTGTTGGACACGTTTTGCGTTTTCTGCTATTCTTCTTCTTTTTTCTGTTCTTTTTAATTCTGATTTCTTAATATAATATCTACGCTCTCGTAATTGATCCATCAGTTTTATCTTTTTTGTCTTCTTGATAAATCTCCTGATCATTCGATCAGAAGATTCATGTCTGTTTTTTGGTGTTATTTTTACATTAATTGTCATTTTACTTCCGTTATTTTAAGTGTGCGGCCCATCGATCGCCAGCGATGCCCAGAATTCCATTTATATCAACTCCAGGGTCGTTAGCTTCAGTATTTGAAAGAGGTCCAGGAGCCTCTAAATTATTTTTAGAAGATCCCCCACTAGACAATGCTTCTGTGCCTTCAAAAATATCGACACCACCGTAAGCTTCCTGATTTATTGCCTTTAGTAGTTTGTTCTTTTGCTCATCTAATTGAGTTTTTCGCCTATTTATTGCTTCCTGTCTGGCCTCCGAAATTTGAATAGAGTTATCGCTAACCAGTTCTGTTTTTGCGGGCGTCCCAGAAAGGCCTTGGGCGACTTCAGCAATCACCCCTGACAAAACTCCGTCCTCAAATATCACCTCTTTAATACATTCTTTAATAAGTGGCTTTAAAAGCTTTTTTAATTCTTGTTTCTTCATTTAAAATCCTATTTTGTAAATGCTTTCAGTAGTTTGTTAAATTTATCTTCGTGACTTTCATTTATATAGTCTTGAACTGACCTTCTTCCTGGCTCCAGCGCTGGTATTTCTTGGCGATCATCATCCTCGGTGCTATCGTCATTATCCGATGTACCTAATCTTCCCATTTCTAATTCACGTCTTAGGCTGGCCAACCTAGAAGCTAAGCCTGCCAGGCCTGGGGCGCTGTCATCTTTTTCAATTTTAGTTGCTTTGGTGATAATATTCATCACAGAGTTCATATTGACCGCACCATATTTTTTTCCGAGAATCTCTAGTGCCTTGTCTATTGTTTTTGTCCGGCTCCCAGTCTCCTGGTAAAAAGAGATAACTTTTTTTACTTCATCTTCAAATTCTTTTTTAGCTTCTTCCGAATCGTCGCCGGGTGGCTTATAAATTTGTCTCAATCTTTTAATCGCAGTATCAAAGGTAAACTCATCCATTACAATCTCAACATCCTTTGGGCGACGTTCCATTTTTTGTTGTAAATTGTTTTCTTGCTCCGGAGACAAATCAGCTGCTGGCACTGTGGCCCTGTCTAGGAATGCCTCCTCTTCTTTAGATACGACGGGCTTGTCCGCTAGCCTCTTAACAACACTACGAGTCGCTGTTTTTGAAACACGAACATCAGCCTTTGGAGAATCTCTTTGTGTCTTTACTACGGTGACTGGATTTGCAGGCACCTCTGGTGGTGCAGCTGCGGCCTTTAACCTCAGCCTTGCATTTACGACCGCATTTCGAATTGTTTTAGTGCCTCTTTTTCTCTCAATTTCTCTGAGGTACTCATCAATGCTCTTATCTTCTGGCAAGTCTAATGCTGCTCTTATATCGTCCTCTGAATTAGAGGCCCGTAATTTATCAACTATTTCTTCTCTAGCCTTGGCTTTGTTAGCTCTTGGAGTGGCCCCTGCAACTTTAATTTCCTCACCTTTGGCCTGAACTGACTGACGAGCAATAGTTCTGTTTGTTGTACCTACTTCTAGTTCTGCGCGGACGTCTCGGCCAGCAGACAATGCTTGAATAACAGAAAGACTCTCTGAATCAATGTCTTGTCCATCATCCACAATACTAATACCGGCCTCCTCTAGGGCCTTTGAGAGTCTTTCTAATTGCGTATCACCGGCTTTCTCTAGCCCCTCTTTACCCACGGTGCCGGCTATCTTTGTCTCATCATCGGTAAGCTTTACTTTTGAACCTAAATCTTTAAAAATATCGCTTATTGATATTTTGTTTTCACCAGCATCTAACTTCTTTTCAACAGATTGAAGAATAACATCGCGTAGTTTCTCTGGAACTGATTTCATTTTAGTTGGTCGGGCCCGCCCGCCTGCCGTCTTCACAGAGAATGGGCTATTCATCCTACCTCTTAGGTCGCGAAGAATTGCATCCTTGTCTAAAGACTCTTCCTTTTCTGGCTCAGTTGCCTTGTCTGCTGCAGGGGCAGTTGGCCCTGTCTCTGGCTCTGCCTTATCAGCAGGAGTGGCAGCAGGCGTGGCTGCTGGGGCGGGCTTAGATGCAGGTGCGGGGGGCCTGTCAAACTTTACTTGATTTGTTTTAGCCCACGTATTAATTGTTCGAATAACTTTATTTATAGTAGCCGGCGTTGGTGCTGGGTTGTCAAGCTTCGCAATTAAGCTCATTAGTTCTTTTGTTGTTTGAGTTGAGAAAGTTTTATTAGGCCCGCCTGGGTCTCCCAACTCTACCTCAAGTAAAACATTTTCTTCTTTTGCTTTTTCTTTGAGAAAGATAATGATGGTATCAATTTGTTGAGGGGTAAGCTCTTTAATTTTTTTTAAAAAGTTTACAAGTGAATCTTCCATTTCCACGCTATCGATCCCGGCAGCGTAAAATTCCTTTTGTTCTGCTAGGAAAGATCTCCAGCCATCAAATTGAGACTTTTGAATTTTAAAGGACGACCACTCAGACATGCTAACCACCTAGGATTTCATTAAACAATTGATTTAGCTTATTTCCGCCTTCTCTCAAAGAGGACACTCCCTCATGCTTATGCTCCATGTAGGCACCAGGTGTGGAGGCCTCAGAAACCATATCAAAGCAAATTAATTGAAAGTCATCTTCAACAATTGTCTTACCACCCTGTTCTCTAACAGAGCCCATCCCACGAGATGAAATGCCAATTGAGCATCCACTGTTAACAAGGGCTTTTAAAATATTGCCCGCTGGTGTTGGTAGCACTAGTAGTTTTGCATACACATCATTGCCCTCCATCCAGAGGGAAATGATCATGTGAGACACCTTCTCAAGGCTAACAACTGAGCTATCAGGGTGGTCAAGTTCACCAAGAGATCTCTTTTGTTGAATCAGTGATTGATACTTTTCAACTTCTCTTGCAAGAATTCGTTCACTATAGATTCGACGATTTCCATTTTCAACCATGGCCCGTTGGCAAATGCCTGTAAGGATCATGTGTCCTTCACGGACCATTTTCTTTTCGGACTCTGTTAAGAGGTCCTGGCAAATTCCACCATCACAAAGTTCGTAATATTCTCTTAATAATTGTTTAGCCATTTTTAATACCTATATCGCGGGCGCCACCCGCATGAGTTTTGATCCTTTACAGCAGCGGCGGACTGGTTGTAGTCCCCACTTCAGGTTTATGAACCTCACTTCTTACTCCTTTGTCGCCAACTAGCATGGCAAGTATATATGATGTACCAGAGCTTAAGCACCCCAATACAAAAGCATTGTATAAACTATGCTCAAACGTAAATAGTTCTGTTAAACGGTTAGTCACCAACAAAAAAACACCGACCCAGAAGCCAACACACATAGGGCAATGAAAGAAGTGGTGTTTTGGTCTTATTTTATTGAAGATGGAGCCATAGACTAAAATATTAGTCAACCCAAAAGCACATAGAATAAAATATATTAGATTCACTTCACCCTCTAATATCCATAGTAATTATAAAGAGATAGGCCATATGGACCACGAGCTAAAGATGGCTTTATTGATCCCTTATCTGCTGATTGAGGCACTTGCCCAAGCTCTGTTGAGTGAGCCTTGTCAGGGCTTGTCAGGTCTTGTACGTAGGCGTCTTCGTAATTGTCAAGAAAATCCATGCTTGGTTTTTCTGTTTCAAGCCACTTAGCAATATTTATAATAACAACTTTTGTTACCGGAACATCAGGCGCCTGTAGGATTGTGCCCTCCATAGATGCATATACAGAACCTCCCTGAACGGAAGTGCAGTCTACAACCCCTTTATCAATTAAAAAATTAAACAGCCTGTCTTGAGCCCCATAAACCACTCCACTATTTAAATTTTTAGCCAACGAGAGAATCTTACTAGATTTTGGTATCAAAACAATAACGATATCAGAATGATCAGAAATTATATAATTTCCGTCTATTGTTTTCCTAATATCAAGGCGGACTTTTACGTGAGGCATATCTGCCAGTTGTGCAGCAGTGCTGCCCTCTGCTGGCAAATCTCCTACTTTTACCCTAATCGTCATTTGCTACAAGTTCCCTTTCAAGGTTTTGTATCTTTAAAATTTGTCGTATAGCATCTAGATCCACTTCGGAACTAGCAAAACTACCTAATACGTTTAAGACTTTATCAACGTTTTCTGCTAATAGAGCATTGTTGTTTTCTAATGCACGACTTTTTGCGTTAGCCAAAGAATTATTTAATCTTGAAATTTCTTCATTTAAGAAAATCTTTAAGTCAACTGAATCATCATGGAAAGAGGCAATATATTTGCTTAACAACTCCTTCTGTTCGTCGAGAAGACCGTCACCATATTGATCATTAAATTTTTTAACAAAGGTGGAGTAAACGATATTATCAATTGGAACCATTGCTCCGCTGGAGGGATCGGTGTTAGACGAAAGACTTTCAACTATTTTACTTTCTAATAAAACTCTACTCTTAGCAGAAACATCTGGATTTAAAATCTGAGATATCGTGGCTAGGTTTTTATAGTTTGGAACAAAATTCGAAAAGACCTGCTTTGATAAGAGCTTGTTTATTTTGTTTATTAGCGAAGTTTGCTCATTAAATATCTCTTTTTTATCTAATAGAGAGTGTGATTTTTTAATCTCATGAATTAATTTTTCACACATGTAGGGATGTAGAGATGAATTTTCATATAAATCTTTATACAGATCAAGCTCTTTCTTTAAAGGCTTGCCGGCGCTAAAAAATTCTTTAATTATTGAAATTATCTTATTTTTTTTATTGTTATCTTTGGCCACAATGCTTTTAGTAAGCTCCCTGACAAGAGCCTCATAAAGAAAAGCAGTATTTCTTTTTTTATTGTGTCTGGTCTTCGTTAACATCTTTAATTTGCTCCAAATTTTCAACTAACCTTCTTATTTCAATATTGGATTCAATGATTTTTTTCTCTTCCATATCATAAGTAGAGTCTACATTTTCGTAAATACCTTTTCCAAGGCCTAACAATTCTAGGGCGCCAGGAGCGATATTTCTCATCGTTGCTTTGGTTTTTTCATTTCCCCATTTTGCTTTATAGCTGCGGGTTCTGGGACCACTGTCTTTTCTTGAATCATTGGAAACTGGTAGGTACCACTTTCCTTTAGACTTTGATGTGGTTGTCATGCCATCTTGTCTCATCATTTTAGAGACGTCTCTTTTGCCAGCTGCCTCCGTCTCTGGTGTTATTAGAGGAATCTCACCTTCTTCCGGCGCGGGAGCGGTCTCAGCAGCCGGTTCTGCAGCACCAGCATCAGGAGTGTCTACACCCAAATCACCCCCCAAGTTGTCAGTTCCTTGATCAAGTGGGTCCTGTGTTCCGGCAGGTGTCTGCGCAGCCTCAGCAGTCGCAGCCTCAAATTGGGCCTGAAGCACTGCGTCGTACTTCTTGTCATAAACAAGCTCTCTACTGTTGCGCAGGAACTCATCCTCAGATAGGTGGAATAAGTGCTCAGCAATCCAACGGCGACTAAAGAATCCTTCAGTCGCAGAGCCTGCAACATCAAACTTTGTTTTCCAATACTCCAGCTCTTGAAGTTCAGCAAGTTTAGAGGGATTATTAAGTGATAAATCAAAAGAGATAATATCATCGCCTCTAAACCCAAGGGTGTAAAGGTGTATAATTCCAATCTTCTCTAATTCTGAAACGATAGATCTTTGTAGTCTTTGGATAGTTCTAGCAAATCTAATATCCTTTTGTGCTAATGTTGTTTTGTCCTCAGATCCCTCTTCACCTTGTGTTAAATAAGACTGAGGTATCTTTAGAGCTGAAAATAGTTTGTCACGCAAATATTTTACGTCATCAATATCACCTGTAAAAGAACCACCAGCTAACGTTTCAATTTTAGAGGACGTGCCTCCTCGAACGGGAATAAAATAATCTTCTTCAACTGACATGGGATTGTATCGTAAATCAACCCTGCCAGTCTCTCCGTCAACAAGTTGATTTCTTTTCATTTGAGTCATAACTTTTTGCATATATTGTTCGACGTCCGTTGCATTAATATTTCCAACGTCAATGTAGAACACCCTACGCTCAGGAGATCGCACAATCCTATATGCCATCATCGCATCTTCTAGTAAAGTTAATTGACGCCAGATACGACGGGCAGGCTCCAAGACTGACGTGCCATACGGTGCGTATTTATCATTGCCAAGAATTCTAAAGTGAGCCACCTGCCAGTTTTCAAACGTCATACCAGCGGAGTTCCACTGATACTGTACATAATTTGGATTGGTCTTATCCTCTCCCTCTAGCCTCTCAACCTCCTCGGAGGGTAGCCCTATTGCTGATCTTACGCCGTGATCCTCATCAATGTCTAAGTAAAGAAAATAGTCTCCAAATTTGCACATTGATCGACACCACCCAAATAGGTTGAAATCAATGTTTAATACGTTGTGATAGAGAGTTTCTAAAACAGCTTTTATTTCGTCGTTGTGACATCGTATATTCAATAGTGGAGTTAACTCGGACGAAGTAGACATTTCATCGGCATATATATCAAGCGCTGAAGCTATTTCTGGCATGTATTCCATTTGATCAAAATCAGTATATCTTTCAGATCTGTTTTGGTTTACATATGCATTTGCCTGCATCTTCTCGTAAGCATGATATTCTGATTTTTTAAATTGTTGCCCCGTAGCAGATCTAAAGCGTGTGGCATAGTCATCTAGATCTCTGCGCTTAATTCTTCTACCAGATTGGCTTCTGTATCTGATGATTGGGCCAGAAAAAACTCTTGTTAGTTGTTTAAATAATCTATTTTGAGAGTTTCGTGGATTCTTTTTATAATCTGCCATTTTTTATCTATCCTTTAAGTAGCCAAACAAATTCTTCATTAACTTGGCCAACATTGTCCTTCTTTTTTAGATCAGATTCAAAATCATACTTAGGACTATATCCTTGCATGCCAGGAATTGTAGTATTTATTTTAGTATTTGATACAATCATTGATCCTAAAAATGCCTTTTGATATTCTATATCTCTTTGGCTTGTTTCAAGTGCTGTGTCACGGACCCAACATGCGATTGCCAAAGCCATTGTTAAATCGTCGTTATAGCTCCTCATGGCCTGTGGACGTCCGTTATTCCAGACAAATGTCTTAAACTCATTGGCTGTCCGCGATGAATATAGAGTAATTAGTTTATTTCTTATGAATTCTTCTAATTTTGCAACGATTAGTGGGCGCGTCTTTTGCGATGTTGTAAATCCAGCTACAGAATTTGTAATTGATTCTGCTTCAATTTGATTAACATATTCATGTGTTGATTTAATGGAGTAGTAAATATTTGGATATTCCAGATCTCTCAGTTTGTCTAAAACAGCAAAACCAACGGAGTTGTTTTCAACCACTAGAAGGCAGTCTCCATATTCTTTGCCTGCCGAATATAGCATGCTAGCGTATACATCCGGCGCGGGTTTCCCCTGATATTCCGCTATGACTTCCATTGTCTCAAGTTTTATAATATGAAACACGGAGTAATCTTTTCCGTCCCCACGAGCAACATCTGCAACAAGCATGTAATTGAAATTATCTTTGCGCTCCTCCCAGATCCAATAATTCCTGTCAAAACCTGTTCTATGTTTTGGATCTTTTACACCATCAAATATTCTTTTTATATCATCTGGGTGTATTACTGTTTCACCTGATGTATTAAAATTGCACTCAAGCTCTTGTGCAATTTGCCTACGAGACATGTTTCTTGTCTCTTTTTCAAACCATTCGCCGTCTCTTTCTGGGTGGACTTGCCATGGAAGGTTTGTTGGATAAAAATCATTTACCCCTTGTTCGGATTCTGTATACGTTTTATGAAACCAGTTTCCAACTCCGTTTGGTGTAGAGAGCGCTATACAGCGCCCACCAGTAGATAGCGTCGGGTAAAGGCCAGTCCACAATTCTTTTAGCCCCTCAACGTGCGCGGCCTCATCAATAACTAGTAAAGATAGCGCCTCTGAACGTCCCGCATCACCAGACGTTGATGACGCCTTGATTTGAGAACCATTAGACAATTCAAACGAAGATCTATTGTCGATTGTTATTTGAGAAATTTGTAAAAAATCCGGGACGTTTTTTAGTATGTGTTTCACTTTTTTAACTAAATTTGAGGCAGTTCCAAACTTAGTTGCTATAACAAGAATATTTTTGTCACGATGAAAAAGCATTAACCAGACAATGTATCCCGCTGTAATTGTTGAGATACCTAATTGTCTAGCTTTTAAAATTATATTGAATCTATAATTACTGAAATCTTGCAGCAGCTGAGACTGAAAGTCATATGTTTTAAAGGGTATTAGGCCTTTTTGCGGATGAGATATTCTTGCGTAATTGTTTATAAAGTAAACTGGGTCCTTACCACATTTTATAACTTCTCTATAAATCTCTTTTTTAGTAAGTTGATAACCCATTCTTCATCTTTATTTATTGCTTCCTAAGCTAAGGAAATCCTTGAACCGATCTCTGAGGCCGTCTTCTTCCTCGTCCACTGCCACAACTTCATTAATGCCGCCAATTTTAAATAAGCATTGTGCCTGAACCCAAGTCCACACTCTGGATCTGTTTTGAACAAGGATATCAGACTCTCCTTGCTTTGTTAAAGATAGAGTGTTTCCAGTAATAGCTTTGTATTCCTTTTTTAAAAAGTTGGCAACTTGAACTATTGTTTCTTCAATTTCTGACTCAAAACCATTAGCGTAAACTTCCTTTAGCTGTACCTCACCGTGGTAAGTAATACAAAGCACATCTCCCATAAACTTTACACCAAATCCGTCGATAACGCGACGATCGTTAATTAGGTGCCCCTCTTCTCTTCGAAGGCCAGCACTTCTAGGTTCTCCGTCCCCTAAAATGCCTTCGTGGGCCCCATCATAACCTATGTTAGCCGCTGCTTGTGAAATTCCGTTAATGATTTCAAGTACCGTTGCCATTATTTGGTCTCCATCCAGATTGCCATCTTTCCTCTCGCTTTTCTACCCATTGGACATAGCACTTAAAGCAGCAATGATATTTATTCATGTAAACATCATCTTTAGGGCTAAAAGAATACACACCGCACACTGGGCAGCTACGATTGGACTCTTTATTAAGTAGTTTCTTAGGTACTAAAATACCATTAACATTCACTTTGTCGTTTTTCTCAGTTAGTTCGTATTCTTTTTGAGTTAAATTTTTAATTTGTTCAAGATATTCTTTTTCTTTTTCGTCGTCCCAATTAGCTCTTGGGTTTTGGATTGCATCTTCGCCGTACTTTTTGCTAATAGCTTCCTCTATTTTTGCTATCCTGTTCCAGTCTTTATTGCTCACTATGACCCCTGATTAATCTCTCGTGCGGCAAAGAAGATCGCAATTGAAGTAACAGCTCCTGCAATAAATCCACCTGCAAAAAACCAATGGCTATGGCGGTTTGGGTGCTTACGTACCATCTCTTGAAGATCAGAAATCTCCTGTTCCCTTAAGGTAGATAGAGCTGTGCTACGCTCCTCAAGCGAATCATACCGTACTTGTAAAAGATTATATTCTAACTCATGGCGAGCCGTTAAGAGATTAATCTCATAATTTACACGCAAGTCACAGTCGGTGAGTCGAAACTCACTATCTGCAATTAATTGTGCGGTTGCAGTGGGATTAAAGAGGGTGCCTGCAAATGGCGCGGGATCACCTTCTTCTAGCTGAGTGAACTGTGGCTCTTCTTCTTGTGCCAATAATTCTGATGGAAGTAAGGTGAAAATTAATATCAATACTAAGATTCTACTCAACATTTTTGAACCCAAATTCCTTTTCTAAAGCTTCTGAGAGGGATCGAGGATCTTGATGAAAGCTTTCCACAATCTCCTTAACCCTTTTACGCTTTTTTCTATCAAGTGAACTACTAGACTCATTATGTTGTCGCTCAATCTGTCGTATCGTTTCATCAAATTTTGTCCTGACTAATTCTGACCTTCTTATTTCATTCTCACGATTTTCTTCAAGAACTCTAACTCTATCTTCATAGTTCTTGCGGCTCTTGTCCATTAGATCCAAAATGGGCCCAACAGAATCACCTTTTGTTAGAATGGTAAGTAAGGCAGCGATAATAAAAAGCACGGGCACGTACCAATGGGTTTTGATCCATGCCCATGCTTTTAATAGGAGAGTTTTTATTGTGAGCAAACTCACATTAACCCGCATTCTTCAGGGCAACCACAGTATCAACAACGCCTTGAGAGCCGATGTATACTACTGAAATTGTCACCCAATCACCAGATGTCACAAACCCTAGAAATGCCAGGGCCGTGGCCGTGCCCCAAACCAACAGCTTTCTTGAAGTTAATTTGCCAAGAATTCTATCAGCCAAAGGAGCTTTTTGTATTTGTGCTTCTGTCATATTGCCTCCGTAGACAATTAATAAATAGTTAGTTATTAACTAAAGCATACCCATCTTGCTTATCAATAACCACCTCTGTGTCTACGCAATCCTTTAAATAATCAAGATGTGAGATAAGTAGAATTGTTTTAAATTTTGATTTAATCATATCTAAAATTCTAACAAATCCATCCATATTATCCTTGTCTAAAGCGGTGCCAGGTTCATCTAAAATAAACACATTGCTCTTAGGCAAGCTAGACACTGTTAGCAACGCGAGCCTAATTGCCATCGAGGCCACAGTCTTTTCTGCTCCAGAGCCCATCTCAATTGGCCTGCCAATATAACGCGGGTGTTTAATAAAAATATCTAGCCTTTTATCTCCACTTTCCATGTACACTTCAAAGTCTACCACATTTGTTAAAACTTTTGAAATCTCCTCGTTAATAGCAGGTAGCTTCTTTTTGATAATATCGTAAGCAATTCCATTGCTATGCATGCACTTCATATAAAGATCATACGCAGAATATTCAGTTCTTAGATCTTCTAACTCTTGTTTTTGTTCGCGAAGATTAATCAACTTTTGTTCATATGAGCCATGTTGAAGATAAAAATCTCTTAAACGAATTTCGCAACTTTCTAATTTCTTGCTTAACCTTTTGATATCAGAGTCTAGAGATGATTTTTCTGCATTGTAATTTTTGGCTTTTTTTAGACCCTCTTTGTCCTTCTCAAGAGATTCAACTTCTTTAAGCAGACCCTCTCGATTTACAAGTAATTCGTTCCTGCGAGAAACAACTGTCTGTATCTCTAGTGAAATATCCTCTAGATCTTTTTCTAGCTGTTCGTTTTTTAGAGAAAGCTGTTCGTGCTTTCGTATAAGACCACGAATATTATCAATGTCGGAGACACCTATTTCAGCAGAAACTGAGTCATATTTCTTATTCAGATCTGCTAGGTTGTCTTTATTACCTTCAAGCGTGCCCTTTGCTTTGTGAGCGTCCTTGATAAATTTACACTTAGGAAACTCGTTTCCGCACGGAACTTCAGAAAGGAGCTTTAGCTTCTTTTCATCATTTTTAATTAAGCCTTCACTTTTCTTAATTTGGGACAGAAGACCTTGAAGTTCCTCAGTCTTAACCTCAAGAAACTCTTGTTGCTCTCTTAAGTCCATGATGTTGAGGGTGCTTAAAAATTGTGCAATCTTTGTTCGAGCATCATTTTTAGTGGCGACCTTTTCTGACAGCTGTTGTTCCTTCTTAGTTAGTGAATCTATTTCTTTATCACAGTACCCAAGACGCTCTCGTGCCATAACCAACTTAGATGCTGAGTCTGGTACTGCAGCGATGCGTGACTTTAACTCGGACAGCTCAGAGTTTTTGGATGCCAACTGCCTCTTAAGGTTCTCTGACTCTTCGGAGCAAGAATCTAAAAGGCCTTTGTTCTCTTGAAATTTAGATGATACTTCCGTAATCCTCTCTGTGTAGTCGTTTCCCTCTAGGCGTTTTAGTGCAGACTTAAGATCCGCTGAGTCCTTCTTGGCGAGCTTGAACTTGTCTTCAAATACAACCAAATCTAAAAACTTGGCAAGAATCTCTTTTCTTTTTGTTGACCCTTCGCCAATAAAAGACAGGGCCCCAAATTGAGCAGCCATCGATGTTAAAAGAAAATCTTCCATTGTTCCAAAAGTCTTTTTGATATTATGGTCCGTTTCTGCTCGTGTCATACCATTTAGACTCTGTTCATCGTCGCCATCTATCCTGACAAAGTTTACGTTAGTTTTGGCTTCAGTAACCTCGTTACCTTTAACGTTTTTAGTGTACTTCTCTGAGTCTCTGGTTATCTTGTATTTATCATCACCAATGGTGGCCACAAGCACAGCATTGCCATCATCTCTATTTTGATTAATGACATTTAAATTTTTTCGTTCGTTCTTTGAGGTCGAGTTGAACATGCCATAGAGAAGGCTATCAATAATGCTGCTCTTACCGGAGTAGTTTTTACCAAAAATACCTACGATGCCATTTAGCTTATCAAAGTCAATCTTATTTCCTTCACCATAGTTAAAAAGATTATCCCACTCCAAAGAGTTTAACTTCCAACTAACATTCCGTGAAACCTCGTTTTCAGTATTAATCATAGAATTATACTTGCGGTTTAAGGCAAATATTTGATCAAGAGTCTTTTGGTTAATCTCAAAATCTTTTAGATATTCTGCGATTAGCTTCTCCTGGACTGCCATGTCTCTTAAGTTTTCTTTATTGAGGCCACTCGTAAGTTTTTCAACGTTACCTCGTGAGTCAAGAGACTTGTTAAGGAAAGTCACACTTTCAGGAGAATACTTGTGCTTTGCCGTATCAATCGCTTTTCGAAGCTTATCGATCGGAATATTGTTGTTTCCAATCAGCCGTAGACGAGCGTTGGGAGGCACTTGTGCCTTATTTGGAAGTCTACCCTTTGGAGTTAAGTTGAGTGTCACAAAAGGCTTAGGATTAATAAGCTTGTGATGTTTGACGGTAAAATCATCTTTACTATCAATTTCCCAAGTCAAGAATCCTTTATCATTAGTCTCACCATGATTTTGTTGTACGATTGAGCCGCAGTACCTTACACGTCCCTCGGTGTCTACAATTTGATTTGTTTTATGTATGTCCCCAAGCATAGCAAAGTCATGATCCTCAAAGATTGAGCAATCATGATCTCCATGAGTTAGGACAAAGCCCGTATCTGTTTCGACACCAGCAATGGCACCATGATAAAGAGCAATATTAATCTTACTGGGGTCGCTTGGTTTAATCCAACCGTCCTCATCAAAGATAGACAATACGTTAAAAGTAATATCATCATTTACTTGATGCTCCCCCGATCCACGAAGAAGATATAGGTTTGGATTTTTAAGCGCCTTTACAATAGGAGTAATTGCATCTTGTCTGGTTGAATTACGCAAATTTCCGTCGTGATTGCCAAGAATCACATAAGTTGGAGCGATATTGGCCAGATTTGTAAAAAAGTCAGAGCAAATTTCAACAAATTCAGGTGAAATCTGTGTCTTTGTGTGGGCAATATCGCCCCCAATATAGATACAGTCTACGTTTTCATCACGTAAAATATCATACATTTGTGCAAAAACGTGCCTATACTCATAATGATACTTGAGATTTTTAATATGCACGTCCGCACAGTGTGCGATTTTGAATGTCATAAGGCTCCTAAACCGCGCTTAAGGCGCGATAGTAAAGATAATTGTCCGAAGACATGAAGAGTGCGTTGCTTTTTCGCTTTTGATACTCTTGCTTGGTCATTGACCCTACATCATCATAGCCAGAGATGTCAACCTTATAAAGCTCAACATCATACTTCAACAACGCTGAAATAAGCTTATTCGATTTCTTTTCTGCGTCAGGGTCAAGAGCAATATATATTGGCGTGTCATGCCTAACAATCGCCTGGAACAGCTTAGACCGCTCATTCAGGGTTGACCCTAGAATAGGAACGGCGTTAGGGCCAGCCACAATAGCGTCAAAGGCTCCCTCAACTATTGTTAAGTC